TCAACCAGATTGTAGACTTATTAAACCATATATTATCCTTAAAGATAATATGATTCCTTGGTTGTCAGAATTTACTGATGACCATGAAGTGATGATTAGTTCTGATAAAATTTTGACTCTGGTTGATCCAAATAATACTTTATTAAATTCTTATCTTGAAAAAATTCAATGAGATTTTATACTAACGTCTATGAAAAATTTAATAAGATTTTAGTTCGTGGTTATGAAGACGGTAAGTATTTTCAAACAGAAGAAGAATTTCATCCAACTTTCTTTGTTGGGTCAAGTAAAAGTAGCAAATACAAAACTCTTGATGGTCAAAGTGTAGAACCAATTCGACCTGGCAAAATTTCTGATTGTAAAGAATTTGTTGCAAAATACACAAATGTGCAGGGGTTTTCCATTTATGGAAATGATAATTATAAAGCACAGTATATTTCTGAAAAATATCCAGAACCAGAAATTAAGTTTGATATTAAAAAAATTCGTCTTTTGACAATTGATATTGAGGTTGCAGCAGAAGGGGGATTTCCAAATGTTTTTGACTGTGCCGAAGAACTTCTTGCTATTACATTGCAGAATTATGCAACTAAAAAGATTATTTGCTTTGCATCACGTCCTTATGTAAATACAAGAAAGGATCTTGAATTTGTAGAATGTAATGATGAAATTGATCTAATTCAACGATTCTTAGCATTTTGGGAAGTTCAAACTCCAGATGTAGTTACTGGATGGAATTGTGAACTTTATGATATTCCATATATTGCTGGAAGAATTGAGAGAGTTCTTGGTGAAAAAGAAGCACGTCGTTTGTCTCCTTGGAAAAATATTCACAAAAGAGAATTTGTAGTTCAAGGAAGGGATCAAATTTCTTATGAACTTGCTGGTATTTCTATCATTGATTATCTTGATCTTTACAAGAAGTTTACTTATAAAGCACAAGAGTCATATCGATTGGACCATATTGCTAACGTAGAATTAGGACAAAAGAAGTTGGATCACTCGGAGTATGACACTTTCCGAGAATTTTATACAAAAGATTGGCAAAAGTTTATTGATTACAATATTCGAGACGTAGAACTTGTCGATCAACTTGAAGACAAGATGAAATTAATTGAACTTTGTTTTACGATGGCATATGATGCTAAAGTAAATTTCAATGATGTATTTTATCAAGTACGAACTTGGGATGCGATTATTTACAATTATCTCAAAAAAAGAAATATCGTAATTCCACCAAAAGATCGTTCGGTAAAAAGTGATAAGTTTGCCGGTGCTTATGTAAAAGAACCCGTCCCAGGAAAGTACGACTATGTGGTTTCATTTGACTTGAACAGTCTATACCCACATTTGATTATGATGTATAACATCAGTCCAGAAACTCTTCTTGATAATAAACACCCTTCTGTAAATGTGGATAAAATCCTAAACAAAAGTTTGGATTTTTCTGATTACAAAGAATATTGTGTTTGCCCCAACGGGGCACTTTATCGCAAAGACATTCGTGGATTTCTTCCAGAATTGATGGAAAAAATGTATAATGATCGAGTCATCTTTAAGCAGAAGATGATTGAAGCAAAAAAAGAATATGAGAAGAAAAAAACAAAAGAGTTGGAAAAGGAAATTGCTCGATGTAATAATATTCAAATGGCAAAAAAGATTTCTCTTAATTCTGCTTATGGAGCTATTGGCAATCAATATTTTCGATATTACAAACTAGCAAATGCCGAAGCAATTACGACATCTGGACAAGTATCCATTCGTTGGATTGAAAATAAGATGAATTCTTATTTAAACAAACTTCTAAAAACTAATGAGGTTGATTATGTTATTGCTTCTGATACTGATTCCATTTATCTTAATCTGGGTCCTTTGGTTGAAACTGTATTCCAAGGAAGAGAAAAAACTACTGAAGGCATTGTCAACTTCCTTGATAAGATCTGTCAGATGGAACTTGAAAAATATATTGAAAGTTCTTACCAAGAATTGGCAGAATATGTAAATGCATATGAGCAAAAGATGCAGATGAAACGAGAGAATATTGCTGACCGTGGAATCTGGACTGCCAAGAAAAGATATATTTTGAATGTCTGGGATAGTGAAGGTGTTCGTTATGAAAAACCTAAACTTAAAATTATGGGATTAGAAGCAGTAAAATCTTCTACTCCTGCCCCTTGTCGTCAAATGATTAAAGATGCTCTTGAAATTGTGATGACAAAAACAGAGGACGAAATGATTTCGTATATAGATAATTGTCGTAAAACTTTTAATCAACTTTCCCCTGAAGAAATTTCATTTCCTCGTACTGTTTCTGACGTGATTAAACATAAATCATCAACAACACTTTATAATAAAGGAACACCAATTCACGTAAGAGGTGCCCTTATGTACAATCACTTAATTAAAGAAAAGAAACTTGATAAAAAATATGCAAGTATTCAAAATGGAGAAAAGATTAAATTTTGTTATTTGAAACTTCCAAATCCAATTCATGAAAATGTGATTTCTTTTATTCAGCAGTTTCCTTTGGAACTCGGACTAGACAAATATGTTGACTATGAATTACAATTCAATAAAGCCTTTCTCGACCCATTGAAAGTTATTTTAGATTCAATTGGTTGGAATGTAGAAAAAAAAGTCAATCTAGAATTATTTTTTGTATAAGGAGTAGTATTATGATTAAAGTAAAATATCATCTTAAAGAGTATCCAAACACAACACTCTTTAAGTTTTTTAAAACCAAAGAACAGGTGGAGATTTTTAAATCTCAAAATACACATTATATTTTTGAATGATTTATGGACTTCTTAAAAGACATAGTAAAAGAAATTGGCGGGCAGTATACCCAGCTAGCAGCAGATATTGATGAAACTGAGACTTATGTTGACACAGGTTCTTACATTTTTAATGCACTGGTTTCGGGTAGCATTTTTGGTGGTGTATCTGGGAATAAAATTACTGCTATTGCTGGAGAGTCTTCTACTGGAAAGACTTTCTTCTCTCTCGCTGTGGTTAAGAATTTTCTTGATAATAACCCCGATGGTTATTGCCTCTATTTTGATACTGAAGCTGCTGTAACTAAATCTATGTTACAAAGTAGAGGTCTTGATATTAATAGAATTGTTGTGGTTAATGTTGTTACCATTGAGGAATTTAGGAGTAAAGCACTTAAGGCAGTAGATTTGTATTTGAAGAAAAAACAAAATGAACGTAAACCTTGTGTGTTCGTTCTTGATTCTCTTGGAATGCTCTCCACAGAAAAAGAAATCGATGATGCAATCAATGATAAACAAGTTCGTGATATGACTAAATCACAACTTGTTAAAGGTGCATTTAGAATGCTTACATTAAAACTGGGACAAGCAAATATTCCAATGATTGTGACTAATCATACTTATGATGTTGTTGGATCTTATATTCCAACAAAAGAAATGAGTGGTGGATCTGGTCTTAAGTATGCAGCATCGACGATTATCTATCTTTCTAAAAAGAAAGAAAAAGATGGAACAGAAGTTGTTGGAAATATTATTAAATGTAAAACTCATAAATCAAGATTGAGTAAAGAAAATAAAGAGGTGGAGGTTAGATTGTTCTATGATGAACGTGGTCTTGATAAGTATTATGGTCTTCTCGATCTTGCCGAAAAATACGAAATATTTAAAAAGGTGGGAACTCGTTATGATGTTGGAGACGGGTCTTCTCAATTTGGAAAAACTATTTTGGAAAATCCAGAGAAATTTTTTACCGAACAAGTAATGCAAGCATTGGATGAAGTTGCAAAGCAAGAGTTCAGTTATGGAGCGTAATGGAGAAGGTAGAAACTACTATACTAAAAAATTTACTTTTTAATAACGATTATTGCAGAAAGGTTTTACCTTTTATTAAAACAGAATACTTTGAAAATCTTCACGAAAAAGTTGTTTTTGAAGAAATCTGTAAATTTGTTGTTGCATATAATAATCTAGCAACAAAAGAAGTTCTTTTAATTGAAACAGAAAAAAGAACAGATATTAACGAAGAAACATACAAAACAATTTGTGACTATGTTTCCAAATTGGATAACAATGCTTCAGAAACAAACTGGGTTGTTGACACTACAGAAAAATGGTGTAGAGATAGAGCAATTTATCTTGCATTAATGGAATCCATCAAAATTGCTGACGGTCAAGATGAAAAAAAATCAAGAGATTCTATTCCATCAATTCTCCAACAAGCACTTGCTGTAAGTTTCGACAATCATATCGGACACGATTATTTAAACGATTATGAGGAAAGATATGAGTCTTATCATAGAAAAGAAGAAAAAATTCCATTTGATCTTGAGTATTTTAACAAAATTACAAAAGGTGGATTGCCTAATAAGACTCTCAATATCGCTCTTGCTGGTACAGGTGTCGGGAAGAGTTTATTTATGTGCCATATGGCTAGCTCCGTCCTTTTGCAAGGGAAGAATGTTCTCTACATTACACTTGAAATGGCTGAGGACAGGATTGCTGAAAGAATTGACGCAAATCTCTTGAATGTGAATATCAAAAATATTATTGATATGCCAAAATCACTTTTTGATACTAAGGTCAATAGTATTTCCAAAAAAACACAAGGAACATTAATTATTAAAGAATATCCTACTGCTTCCGCTCATGCAGGACACTTTAAAGCACTTTTAAATGAACTTTCTCTTAAGAAATCATTTAGACCAGATATCATTTTTATTGATTACCTTAATATTTGTGCTTCTTCCAGATATAAAACAAATTTTTCTGTTAATTCTTATAGTTATATTAAAGCAATTGCAGAAGAACTTCGTGGACTTGCAGTTGAGTTTAGTGTTCCTATTTTTAGTGCCACGCAAACAACAAGAAGTGGATTTGGATCATCTGATCCAGAGTTGACTGATACTTCGGAGTCATTTGGTCTTCCTGCTACTGCTGATCTTATGTTTGCTCTTATCAGCACAGAAGAACTAGAACAGTTAGGTCAAATTATGGTAAAACAATTAAAGAATAGATATAATGATCCTACTATGAATAAAAGATTTGTTGTGGGAATTGATAGAGCAAAAATGAGATTATTTGATGTTGAACAGAATGCTCAAAAGGATATACTTGACTCTGGACAAGAAGAAGAGTATACTTATGAAGAAGAACAAAAGAAAAGTAAATTTTCAGGATTTAAATTTTAGGTAAAAATATGACAAAAAAAGTTGTTTTTGATGAATATCAAAATTTTGTAGATGTCGTAACTTCAGATGCATCTAAAGATTTTGTTGCCCTTTCTGAAAGAATGGTTGAACTGGATAGAAAGGGAGCAAATATTGAACGTCTTCTGACTGCTGGTGTTGGCATCAATGCAGAGGCAGGAGAATTTCTTGAGATTGTAAAAAAGATGATCTTTCAAGGAAAACCTTTTAATGAAGACAATCGAGATCACTTGATTATTGAGCTCGGTGATGTGATGTGGTATGTCGCACAAGCTTGTATTGCTCTTGAAGTTTCTTTTGATGAAGTTATTTCAAGAAACGTTCAAAAACTTTTAAAGCGTTATCCTGAAGGAGCTTTTGATGCTTACTTCTCTGAAAACCGTGCTGCTGACGACCGATGACTAATATTAATGTAACAATTAACGTTCGTGCTGCTGCAGCCGTTCGTCAAATCCTTTTTGAAGCACAAAAAGGTTATACTTACGATGAGACTTCTGTTCCTCCTCGTATTACCGATATTCGTTCGGTAATTGCAGATCTTGATAAAAAAATTGAAGAACAAGTAGAAGAATAATTTGATCCCCCCTTTCTAAATATAAGAAAGGGGGAATTTTTTTATGGATAAAGCAACTCTCGGAGAAACAATGTGGGTTGTTTATTATTCTATTGCAAAAAGATCTCAAAATTTTACATTAAAAGGCATTGAAATAACACCAGATTATTGGGATTCTGCATTTGCAGCAACTGATAAATTATCAGGATCTTTGCAAAAATTGGGACTAATTGGAGATTTTTCAAATTTAATGGGAGATGTCAAATATATTGATTCTAGGATGAAAAATCCAAAAGATTTTTTTTCTGGTCCAAAAGGATGGCACGAGGCATTAAAATCACAAACACAAAAATTTGCTAAAGAATCAAAACTTAATTTTATAAAAAATTTGGAAATATGTAGGCAAGATTATTTTTATGATAAAAGTAATATTAATAATTTTTTAAAAAAAATTTATAAAGATATTTTTGGCATTAATGTAAAATATGATAGATGGAATCCTGCGGATGTTTGGTTTTTTGATAGATCTGCAATAAGTGAAGTGCAAAAATATATAAAGGCATCTGTTGTTTTGAATAATAGTATTCAAAATTTACCAAAAAATATTCAAAAAAAATATGCTATTGATGATCTTTATGGTTTGAATAGATTAATACACAAACTATATGAGCAAAAAAAATTAGCTCCAATCTCTCTTAAGAAGGCTACATTAACTAAAGAGTCATTATTTTCTTATAGAGTTGGATTGGTTAATTTTCCCCAAAATGAAATTTTACCGCCAAAACCACCTTCTGTTAAAGAAAAAGTAAATTCTATTTCTTCTTATGGATCTTCTGGATTTAAAGTTGGAGACACACTTAAATATGTGGTTGAAGTTTCACAACTTACTTATGATTCAAAAGGAAAAATGAAATATGAGAAAGAAATTGATACGGTCAGATATATTGACACAGCATCAGGATCACTTAAAGTAGAAAAACAATCAGGTGTTTTTAATGAAGCTGCTGGTGGATCAATGGGAATACAAGCTGCAAATAGTATTTTATATACATCTAATGCAGCTAGAAAATTGCAACAAATTCGTGGTCAAGTATTTAATGGATTATTATCCTCAAATATGATTAGTAATGGCAGAATGATTGGTAAAGATGTTAATGATAGAAAAACAAATGCATTTAATTATATGGATTTGATGGCAAATAATATAGATCCATCTGTTAAAAATAAAAAAATGAATATTAGGGGAGATTATGCATCGGCCCAAAATAAATTAGAAATTGCTTTTTCAATTTTAAATTCTGGAAATAAAAATAAACAAGATGAAATTATTTTGGATTTATGGTCAGCAGTTACAAGTAAAGGAATTGTCAATAGAAAAGATTCTGAAAAAATGGT